ACGAATTATTATTAATATCAAATGCTACACGAAGTGAAGTTTTATATAACTTTACTAATATTGCAACAGGTGCAACGGTCGAGATTAAAGAAACCGCAGACAAAGACTTTATAAAATTTACTGAAACTACTGACGGTGTTACTACAATTAAATTAAATTATAATACTAGTACACATGCAGCAACCGACGACATACAAATTTTTGTAGAACAAAAAGAAGTCAGAACACGCCCGTATGATTTCGGCACAGATGCCATTGAGCGACCTCGTTCAGCAGAACCATTGTCAATGTTAGACGCTGACTTTGAGTATGGACTACAGCCTACTAAATGGAGTGCCATTGGTACGCTACGTGGTTATCCAAGTGTATACGAAATTCCAGGAACTGACGCAAGTGTGTCAAGTGTTGTTACAGATGCAAGTTTAAGTGAACCAACACAAATATTTACTGGCGCAGTTACAAACAGCGGTACTGAAGATTGGACTTGGAGTAGTGCTACACATAGAAACGGCAATGTAACAGGCAATGACCCTACTATTGTAATATATGAGGGAGACACATTAACTATTACTAACAACGCAGGCAGCGGTCATCCATTTTACTTTAAGACAGTAGCAGGCGCAGGCACAGCTAACCAAGTTTCAAATGTTACAAACAACGGCAGCGTAAACGCAGCAAATCTTATAACATGGGTAACCCAGCCAGGGAGTGCAGGAACATACTACTATGGTTGTAGTAATCATGCCGCAATGGGAGGAACTGTTACTGTATTAGCAAATAATAATGGCACAGGTATTGGTCAGTCACTGATTACTGTTACAACTGTCGGAGCACACGGATATACAGCAGGTACTCCTGTAAGTTTAAAAGCACTAGAAAATAGTATTGCAGGCGCTTCACGAGCAGAAGGCACGTTTATTATTGTAAATGTACCTAGTCTAAATACATTCCAATATTTTGCAAAAGCAAAAGTTGGCTCAGTCTCGGGCGATGTGCTTTCGACAGGATACACACAATTAAGACAAGCTGGATTTTATACTGGGGCGTCAATTGGTACACCTATATTTACAGTATCAAATAACGGTAGTTCAGGAACTATGTTTGCCCAGCTAGGAATTCTTCTAGGCGAAAATATAATACCATATGACGGCCCAGCACCACAAATTGGTTCTCCGTTGACTCAAGCTAACATACCTACTGGTTCTCAGGTAACTGGTATTGTTGATAATTCAGCAGGAGGCGGCACGTATATATCTCCATTAACTTTTAGTAATACTCTCGCTGGACAAAACCAAATGGTATTTCAAAGCGGAACTGGAGTTTTAGAAAATTTAGCCATAGACCGAGGCGATGGCAATGCAATATATATTACAGATATTACAGGTAACACTGCAACATTTAATAGCAACTTTACGTCACTTATTTCAGGAAATCGAAATTCGTATACGAATATATTCCCTGGACTGCAGGCGTCCAATGGCTCTTTAGCAGAATTTGATATTTCTCATGCTAGTGATTCTAGTGGACTTTATGTATTAGATAGAGTTGAAAATGACGGTATTAACTACGGAACTGGCGATACTATTAAAATATTAGGCACCCAATTAGGTGGAACAACTCCTGGAAATGACGCAATTATTACTGTTACTAGCGTTGGAAGTGCTGACTCGATAGCCTCGGCAACTATATCAGGAACATATTTTGATAATGATATATATTTGACTGCTCAAACTGCTACGTTTAGTGGCGCAGCCGGAACAAATGCCCAGTTTACTGCTACATTCTTAAATAATGTATATACCGATGTGACTATAAACACACTTGCTCAAGGAGCAGGATTTAAAGTAGGCGATGTTGTTGTTGTGCCTGGTAATGCAATTCAAGCAGGCGAAACTGGCATAACAAGAAATTTATATGTATCCGTAGACGCAATAGAAACTACCGGTGGCCAAGCAATAGAAACTCAATTGCAAAGTGGCGGAACATCTGGTTATTCTAATGCTACTAATGTAGCAACAACAGGTGGTACAGGCACCGGCTTAACTCTCAACACTACAATTACTGGTGGAGTTATTACTGGAGTTGTTATAAACAATGCTGGATCTGGATATACGCAATTTGATGTCGTAACAGTTACTGGAGGAGATGGTACTGCAACTGTAAGATTATCGTATGTAAAATCTATCGGCGCTATTAACACATTTACATATGAAGGTTTAGCTCCAAATTTAAATAGAACGTTTACCAATGTAACTTATACGTCTACTACGACCGCAGGTACTGGTGCCGTTATTAATGTCCAAGTGCTAGGCGATGCATATACAGCAACATTTACAAATGAAGGCGCAAACTATCAGCCCACAGAACAATTTACAATTGCAGGTACACAATTAGGTGGAGCAACCCCTGCAAATGATATGACAATTGTAATTGATAATGTAGGAGGTACAGGTAATGTTACAGTTATTACCGGATCTGGCTTAGGTGTTAACGGAAACACTAACACCACAGTAAATGGAGCAAATAGAACTCCATCAGGTGCAACTTTTAATATCAGTCAAAATACTGATAATACATTTAATGTTGATGTAGCTAACCTAGGTACTGGCTACAATGCAGGAATGACATTATCTGTAACAGGGACACTGTTCGGCGGCGTTTCGCCAGCCAACGATGTAACTATTACAATTGGAACAGTTAACAGTTTAGTTGCAGGAGCAATTGCAACAACTTCTAGCAGTGGAACTGGGTATGAACCAGTAGGAACATACATAGACATAGTAGGTATTAATATTCCTTCAATCGGTACAGGCGCTCAAATTTCCATTCTTCGTAATGGAGGAAACTATGAAAATCTTGTTTTCACTACTGCTGGCGTAGATTATAAAGTCGGTGATCGACTTCAAGTACCAGGCGGAGCACTTGACGGAGTGTCGCCACTAAACGATTTAGATATATCAATAACAGCCGTAGGCGCAGCTGGCAATATTGTAACTGCGAATGAATCCTTTACAGAAGCAGCTTCTGGTGTAGAGATTGATTTAATCTCTACAGTTACAATGACAGAATCAACTACAGGTGCCATAACAATAGATCAACCAATTACATATAGTGCTATTGCTACATTGCAAGCAGAATTTACTACAGCACATGGTCTAGTACCAGGTGATACATTTATTACTAGTATTACTAGTGACGACGACACAAACAACCACAACTTAGCAGCAGGCTCTTATATTGCTACTGAAATACCAACAACAACTAGTTTACGATTCCAAGCAAGAACAGTTGGTGCAATTACATCCGATGCAAGTGCCAATCAAATAGTTGGAGCAGTATTTCCAAGACCAGATAGCTTCTTTATTCACAGACCATTTGACGGTGGAGTGCAATTAGGCACAGGCGGTCCGCAACACGGAGCACAGGCAATACGTCAAAGTAAAAAGTATATTAGATATCAGTCAGGTAAAGGTATTATGTATACTACTGGTGCATTATTTGCTCCAAGTTACGACATACAGAGTGTAACTGCATCTGGCATTGAGGTTGGAGCAGAAATTACAATTACTACAGATGATAATGATCATGGTGTACAAATAGGCGGCGTAATTAGATTACTAGGTGTAGAAACACCAGGCTATAACAGTGGTAACGAAACTGCTGTTCCTCCTAAGTTTGATTATGAAGTTACAGAGGTTGTAAACGAACGTACATTTAAAGTACTATCAAAGCGCAGATTAGGGTCAACAACGGCTGTACTAGGATTTGGCGCACAAATGAGTGTTGTATCTTGGCATGGCGCTACAGTACGCTCAGGCATCTTTGATGACCAAAACGGAATCTTCTGGGAGTTTGATGGCACACAAGTTAACGTAGTACAGCGTACTGGCACACATCAAGTAGCAGGTACTATTGCTATAGAAGTTGATAAAAACTTAGTAACAGGAACTAACACTAGATTTAGAGACCAGCTTAAAGCAGGCGACAGAATTGTTATTAGAGGCATGACGCATGTTGTAAGTCACGTTATTGACCAAACTAACATGACTGTTACTCCAGACTTTAGAGGTGTAACAAACGTTACTGGTGCTAAAGCAATGATAGTATCTGACAAGCGTACTAAACAAGCAGACTTTAACTTAGATAGACTAGACGGCACAGGACCAAGTGGTTACGATATTGATATTGCTAAAATGCAAATGATTGGTATTCAGTACAGTTGGTATGGAGCTGGTTTTATTGACTATATGCTACGTGGAGCAGATGGTAACTTTGTATTTGCACACAGAATGCGTAATTCAAACGTAAACACAGAAGCATTTATGAGATCAGGCAACTTGCCTGTACGTTACGAAGTTACTAATGAAGGCCCCAACGGCAGACTTGCAGCTGACATGACAACCAGTCAGACAACTATATTGCTAGATGCTGCTGAAGGCAAGTTTTTCCCAACATATGGAACAGTTTATATTGATAATGAAATTATTCAATTTACAGGAAGAACAGACAATACACTAACTGGTTGCACGAGAGCAGCAGCATTTACTAACTTCCAAGGCGGCTCAGTAAGAAGTTACACAGCAGGAGCAGCAGCAACACACGTAACAAAAACAGGTGTTATATTAATATCACAAACAATTACCCCGTTAATTAGTCACTGGGGTTCTGCAATGATAACGGATGGCGGCTTTGATGAAGATAGAGGTTACATCTTCTCATATGCAGAAACAGGCATTACAGTTAGTACTACTCGAAATACTGCATTTATGATTCGATTATCTCCTAGTGTTTCAAACGCTATTGTTGGAGACCTAGGTGAAAGAGAACTACTAAACCGTGCGCAATTATTACTGCAAGGACTTGAAATTACTTCAGAAGCTAGCGCAGGTGGTATTGTTGTCCAGGGTGTACTTAATCCACAAAATTATCCAATAGATCCAGGCAGTGTAAGTTGGCAGGAACTAAGCGGTGTTGCACAAGGCGGACAGCCTAGTTTTGCTCAAATTGCTCCAGGCGGCGGAACACAGTGGTCAGATGGCGGTGCAGCAGCGACTTCCACACTTACTGCACAGTCTAATTTAACTGGTACTGCAATTAGTAACGACTACAATAGCCGAAAATCAAGTGGTCTCTGGATGCGTTGGGAAGATATCGGCGGTAACGGCGGCATTGGTCCTGACTCAGTAGGCATACAGGTAGGTGATGCAGTATCAGGTGCTGGCATACAGTCTGGCACAATAGTAAATTCTATAGGCAGTCCAAGTCAGTACAACGGCCAATTAGAATCTAGAGTTGATATATCGAAACGTACAACTTCTAACCAAGCAGCAGGAACAGTTTATACGTTTACTCGTGACACTACAGTAATAAACGGTAGTTTTGCATATTTAGATTATAACCAATGGAATGCTTCTGGTCTCGTTGCTGGCAACGCTATTGGCACAGGCAGTACAGTTACTTTCCCAGCTAGTAGTGAAATATCATTAGTAGAAGATATAACGTTTGCTGGAACGAGTTATTATAAAATATCATTTAATAACTCGTTCACAGGAACGCTAACGCAAGGTTCCGGCACCATAGTATTCGCAGTTATTGACCCTCCGTTTGCACGACCAGGTGAAACTGTGTTCTCATTCATTGCTGTGCCTGGAGAAAGATCTACACTAGACTTATCGCAGTTGAAAGAACTTACTAATACGCCACTAGGTGGCAGAGGAACATTCCCAAATGGTCCAGACGTATTAGCTATTAACGTTTATAAGATTAGTGGTACTGATGTTGCAGCTAACATCATTCTGAAATGGGGTGAAGCGCAGGCTTAATGCGCTTCTATCCAATCTGCAAAAGAACTAAGATCATCAAATACGATGGTCTTTTTCTTTATGTCACGGTAGGTAAATTTGTTTAATTGTTGTTCAGTTTCTAATCCGAATCCAGTACGAACTAGTATAGGCGTTGCACCTATTTTATAAGCAGCTTTTAAATCACTTAGTTTGTCGCCTACATAATAACCTTTGTTAAACTTAATATGCTGATGTTCTTTTTGACATCTTTTAAACATACCTAAATTAGGTTTAGCATACATATCGCTCTTATGACTACTTGCGCTATAATAGATTGCATCAATGCTTGGGCATCCTGCTTTACCTAATAGTTCTAACATATATTGATGTAATGCATCGACATCTTCTTCAGTAAACAATCCGTGTTCAATGCCGCCTTGATTTGTAATAACTGCAATTTTATGTCCAAGTTTACGGAGTTTAGCAACTGCTTCTAAACTACCTTCGATAGGTTCAAAATCAGTACCTTTGTAAGTATAAGTTCCGCGATCAACATTAATAACTCCATCACGATCGAGCCCAATTACACACTTAGGTGCAATATAACCTTCAGCTGACAGTGGATCTTCGCCCCAATAAATATCAACCATCTTGATCTTCCGGATTTAGATCAGGTTCGTATTGAGTTTTTTGACTATCACCTGGGGCAACTCGATAATTATCCTCTACACTGTCAGCAGTACTAACTTCGGTGATACTAGAACCTTCTTGTAAGCAGATTAATTGATGAGGTTGTAATGGAGGATTATGCCATACATCGCCTTCTTTTAAATTCTTTTCATATAATGCTGCATTAGAAGTATCAATCCAGCGCACTTTGAATAGTCCAGTATTTACAAACCAAGTTTCTTCTTTTTCTCGATGAAAGTGCATACTAAATTTAGCATTTGCTTTTTCAAAGAACATAATTTTACCGCAGTACTTGTCAGTAGATGCCCAAATTAATTCGTAGCCCCACCCCTTAGGTACAACTCCATTAAGTCTAGTTGGTTCGTTATTTTCCATTATTGTAATCCTCTATTAGAGTCATTCTGCAAACGTTGGATTAAAAATATTCCAACTCATTGTAATTCTTTCAACATCGCTTTTAAAAGGATACACTTGATGCCGTAGAGCATTAGGAAATAGATAAAATTTACCTGTTACTGGAACAACCTTAAATGATCCCGAACCCCACTCTCCGTGTATCCATTCTAACTGTCCTGGACATCGTATATTTGTTTTAATTGGATATGTCTCTGATTCTTTAGATATTTCTTCTGGAACACTTACCATAATAATACCACTAAGAACTCCAGCATGTTTATGTATAGGAGTAAATTCATTTGCTCGCATATAATTAAGCCAAGGACCTCTACCAACGTTATATGATAATGTTTCCCAGTTGGGTTCATCTGGTAAATCAAGTCCCCCTCTATTTTTAGTTAGATCATAACTTCTTGTATAATCAGATTTCATATAATTTTTAATATGTGGATTTAATAAATCCATAAAATAGTTAGCCCGGGAATCGTCGTATGGTAGTTCTAACTGCTTTTCCATATTTCCGACTAAATTATTATTGTCTATTAGTTTACCACTAGATGATTTTTCTGCATAATCTTGTATCCATGCTAATTGTTCAGTGGTTAATTCTGCTTCGTATATTGACGGTCCGAACGGAATAATTATGTTATAGTCGTTTGTCATTGATATAATCCTCTATCTTAGTCCACTGCATGTCTACTACACTATTTAAATTAGTTAAGTCTGCACAGGTGTACTTTTGGTACTGTGACTTTATGTTTTCTGGAATCGGTATATATTCTATAGATGCTCCATGCTTGTTAGCAATAGTCTGCGCCACAGTTTCAAAGCTTACAGGATTGCCTGTGCCTACATTGAATATACCTGATTGATCAACGTCAAACATTTTTTCATGTAGTTTGCATATATCATCTACACACACAAAGTCTCTAAGATAATTATTGCTATCTTCAAACACTTTAATTACGCCATTTTCTTTTGCTTGGCTTGTAAACTTAGTGTACGGACTTGCTTGGGCGCCTTTGTCTTCCTCGCCTTTGCCGTAAACATTAAAGTAACGGAAGCCTTGTATTTTAATATCAAATTCATCTATGTACTGATTTAAAAATCTATCAAACAAATATTTTGACCACGCATACGGACTTTGTGGCAGTAATGGACCGTCTTCAGTAAAATGTGTAGTTGGCCCGTAAACACTTGCACTAGATGCATATTGTAAATTAGTACCAAAGTTTTCGCATACTTGTGCAAGTTTTAAAGTAAACTCAAAGTTTTGTTCTAGTATTTGATTTACATCAGTATATGTAGTTGAACTAATAGCACCTAAATGTATACACCAATCATAATCTTCTGTGCTAGGTAGTATACCAGGTTGCCATTCCCACCCTTCAACTTCGTGGCCTTGCTGTTGCAAATAACTTGCAACATTCTTGCCAATAAATCCTTCGTTTCCTGTAACTAATATTCTCATTTAACTGGAACTCCGTCCTTATCGTAAGGAAACGTATTAACTATAGACATTCTTTCCTCCCAATGATTTCTGTATGTAATATCCTGCTCGTCCATTAATGCATGCCAGTGTTTATCATCGCGACACGGAATATAATTTAGATTAATTACAACTCTACGTTGCTTATCTGTACAACTAGCGCCACTATGTGAAATATTTGCAGGAAAAATAACTAGTCTATTTTCAATACTTTCAACTTTGTCACCATCCTCAAATAAAGTATAACCATCATTAGTGTTTAAATAAAAAACAGCAGTTAATGCACCTGGTACAATAACATCATTATGTAATCCATGAACTAAATTTTCTGGAGTGTGTGTTAACAAGTTAGCTTTAATTTTTAGTATTGATTGTGGTTGTATAATTTGTAATAACGGATAAACAAGCTGATAATCGTCTGGATCATCTACAAAAGGACCTTCGTGTATTGGATGTACAAATTGAAAGCTGCTGATGTCTTCTATTATGTTAATAACGGTATCATTAAAATACCATCTGTAGTCTGTACCTAACATGTAATCCTGTATTTTTTTAAATATATCAGGATGTAATACATTGTCGATGATAACCTTTTTAGTCATTTGCTTGCCTCTATAATCTGTGTTGTCGAATACCCTTCAATTGTGGGTACAAGATGTACATTAGCCAAATCATGACCTACAACCTGTTCTACTGTGTAATCGCCGCCCTTTACAATAACATGCGGAGTTATCTCTTTAATTAATCTGTACGGAGTGTCTTCGTCGAATACAATTACTTCGTCTACCCAAGGTAATAATTCTAATTGCTTTTTACGTTTGTTTACGTTATTAATAGGACGCTTAGGACCTTTAAATCGTCTAACACTTTCATCCGAATTTATACCTACTATTAGTTTTCCGCCTAGTGATTTTGCTTCAGCTAGCAGCTCAAAGTGACCCGTGTGTAGTATATCAAAGCATCCGTTAGTAAACACTATGCGTTCTTCGAGATCACTTACTGTAAGCGTGTGTGTACCTACATGTTTAACTGCTTCTCTAGAACCTTTAACAGCAATTTCTATACAACGCTTGTAATTGTATTGCTTTGTTAAGCCATACACAAATGCTGCTAAAAAACAATCGCCTGCGCCTGTAACATCGCTTACTTCTACATCTTCAACAGGCACATTATATACTTCATCCTCAATACTTGCAACAACATTGCCACCAGCATTGGTTGTAATAATATTACCTTGCCAATCATTAAATCCAAACTTAGTAAATTCGCTGTTGTTAGGTTTTACTAACCATGCGCCTTTATAATGATTTGCATGTTCCTTAGGATCTACAATTACTTTACAACCAAATGCATTTAGGTGTTCAATTATATCAAGTGACTCATCTAGTACACCTTTATTATAATCACTTAATATAACATAGTCGTATTTTGTAAAATCAGTTGCTTGTACAGCGTCTAATACTGCGGCACTGTCTGCATGTTTATCATCGTCAATGCGTGTAACATAATGTCCATCGCAAATTACTCTAGTTTTAATGCTACTAGGTTGTTCGGTTTTAAATAGTGTTACATCAATGCTTAGGCTTTTTAAGTTTTCGTAAACAAGTCCAGCACCTCCAATTGTCCAAACTTCCTTTTGGTATTTAACAATTGGCACAGGAGCCTCAGGACTTAATCGTTCTGAAGTTCCATAGATATATTTGTCGATTATTACATCGCCGAGAACTAATACTTTCATAATGTTATTATACTATCTTTTAGGTTATTTGTCAAGTAAATTAATTGTTTGGAAAACAGTTTCTAATTTAGTTAAGTTAACTTTACTTTGAAGTGTGTTGCGCAATCCGTGATGTAATGGTTTTGGCCATTTAGTAAAACTACACCATGCATAACCATTGTGTTCGATATTAAGTTTAGGAATAAATTCTTCTTGTACTACACACAAATAAGTATGGAAATAAAATTTACTATCAGGGGATATAAAGCTTTCTAAAGGAAGTGTCTTTTTAATATCAGGAAGTTGGCCGATTTCTTCTTGGATTTCTCGCTGTAACCCTTCCCACGGAGTTTCGGCACCTTCGTTAGTGCCGCCGACAAGTCCCCACAGATTATTACGCTTACCTTGCGCTCTGTGAAGGAATAAAAATCTATTTGTATCTAAGGTGTAAAACAGTGCTCCACTGCAAATAATCATATTGTTCATACATATAATTAGCCTGCTAGTTCAACTCGCCATGTTCCAACTGGATAATCGCCATCAATACTTAATAACCATTCGTTATTATTAAACCTATATTGCACACTTGTATTTAAATTAGTAGTGTATGTAACTGCTGTTGCAGCACTTGCATCAAACACAATATTCCATTTAGTACCGTTCCATTCAATAATATCATTTGCACTTGCAACTGTTGCACTTGTATCTGTGTTTTGCCACGCAACTGGTGATTGAGTAGCAGTAGCATCTCCGACGTCATTTAATAGTAATAAGCGTACTCCACTTGTTTTAATTGCACTAGGGTTGTAATTAGTTGGATCAATAATATAGTCAATGCTAGTCCTGCCTACTATTACAGTGTCGCTTGGAAAACTGTCAGAATCCCAGTTCAATAATATCTTGCCTTCATCAAACGGACTTAGTGTAAACGTGCCTGTAACCGTGCTTGCATTGTCTTGGCTAGTAAAGTATACACGACTTACATCGGCTGCATACATACCTGGAAGTGCTTCGAAGATTTCTCTCCAATTTTTATTACCAACTATTCCATTTGAGAACAATTGTACAGAATTTCCATCAACAAATGCACCCCATGTAGCGTAATTAACATTTGCCATTTGTTTTGCCGTATCAGATTGCGCTACTCTGCCAAAATCACCTTCGGCAACTCCTGCCCTTGGCACATCATCGTATGCATTTAGTACAGGCTTGCTTACACCGCCTTCGATTGTTCCTAAAGTTTCGTCAAACATACTTGTAATAATATTTGTAATAACACCCATCTTGCGCACTTTAGTAGGCGGACTAATATATATAGGAATACTAAATGTAATTGTACAAATATCTATTTCACTATCAATACCAACAGGAACACTTCTGCTAGACCATGTTACGTTTTCTAAATTAACAACACTAATACTAGTCCAATCAATAAAGTTATCAGTAGTTTGCATTTCTAAACTTGGATTAAACAATACAAGTATTTGCTCTAACAACTGTAATTTCTGATCAGTGTTTGATGTCCATATGTCTGCATTTAATCGCATCATATACGGAGTAGGAATTAACCGTTCAACTGTATAGTTCTTGCCTTGTGAATTTAAATACTCTCCTGCATCCGTATCATATGCACGTTCTCTAATATTAGTTTTACGTGTGTATGTTGAATCAGTTAGTCGATCCTTGTCTAACTCTAATCCCGTTAAGTAAACAGCAATACGAGGCGCACTAGGCAACTTGTTTTCTGAGTTGTCTCTAATAATGTTTGCTACTTGGCGAGTTAAATCACCATAAGTAACAGGCACTTCTTTCTGCACACCTTTTCCGTCTTGTACAGGAAAGTTTGCTAAAATACGCATCATCTGCGTAAGGTATCTTCTTACTTGTCCATCATAAAAATGTTGCATTATGTATTATCCGCTCTTGGTTTAAGTGCTTTAGAAAGACTTTGTCTTTCAGTGACTGTTTCGCCATCGATGGTACTAGTTTTAGTATTGTTAATAAAGCTAGATTTCTGTGTTTGTCTCTCAAGTGTATTACTTAGTGACATTCTAATATCGTCTTGTACTTTAACCCAACGTGAGCCGTCATAACGGAACATTCTATTTGGCAAAAAGTCTGTGCGTAGAAAAAAGTCACCGTCTTCATTATTAGTTGGAAATTGTATTCCGAATCCAAACGGGGCGCCATTAGGTGCTATATCGCCTGTGCCTACTAAGTATCCTGAATAACCAGCTCTGTCAGGCTTGGCACTAACTGCATCGACCCCTAATAAATTACTTACATCTATATCAGTATCGTCTACCGATTGCAATGCAATACTACCATCATCATTTGTAGCAATAGAGTAATAATGGTTTATATCATATCCACTCTTAGGAGCATCTGCTTCTGCTTGTGCAACTACAGCATTAGAAATTTGCATTTCTTTTTCATAGGTTGAAAGCATATCACGTAATGTGTCGTTGCTACCTTCTTCTGCTGGTAAGTCTAATATTTCGCTGTATTCTTGTCCATCGTATATTTGCTTTAATTTTAAGCGATATAAGTGTGGAAACCAAGTTTGACTAAATCCTTCTGCTGCACGATTAACATCTTCCACAACGTAAAAGCGTTTAAGTGCAACTTTATAATCATTAAGAGCATATTCATCTTTTAGGTGCGGCAATTCAATTACATCGCCACTCATGATCTTTCTGCCTAATGTTTTAACACTGCTATTCATATGAATGGTTAACATCAGTGTATCATTACTTAGGAACAATCCAAACTGTGATAAATCAAAGTCAATGTCTTGAACGTTGTAAATGCCACGCATACTATATACGTCTGGATCATACTTCCTATCTCTATTTTCTAAAAATAGTAAGTCTTGTATATTAGTTTCTTTTACAGCATCGTATGTAGGTTGATCAGCAGTGCCTGAACCTACATCAGGATTTTCTGCACCGAGAAACTTATGAATGTTAATATCAGTTCCGCCGATAGTAAACATTTCCAGGATTTGCTTGTCCAAGAAATAATAATCATTACCGCGTTCCGGTTTGTATAGTGATAAGCGAGGGATAACCATTCTCCTATTGTTATACATATTTATCGTGAACGATAAATACTAATGGAGAACTTCATAATGACATTAGCGACACAGAAACAAGAAGTATACGATTATGTTAACACATTCCTCGGTGGAGGCATGGTTGATGTTGAACTTGATCCTATACATTATCAAACTGGCTTAACAAAAGCATTAACACGTTATAGAATGCGAAGTGACCATGCAGTTGAAGAAAGCTATATGTTTTTAACAACTGTTATAGATCAAAACGATTATGTATTACCAAATGAAGTAATGGAAGTTCGTAAAATGTATCGCAGTAGTATTGGCTCACGTGCAGGCAGCGGATCGAGTGGCAGTGTATTTGAACCGTTTAATGCTGCATACACAAATACATATTTGTTGTCTGGCTCAAAGCTAGGTGGACTAGCAACATACGATATGTTTGCACAACACCAAGAACTAGTGGGCAGAATGTTTGGTAGCTTTATTGAATTTAAGTGGAATAATACAAGTAAAAGACTTACACTACTACAGCGTCCTAGAGCAGAAGAAGAACTATTACTTTACTGCTATAACTATCGCCCCGACAGCGAATTGCTAAATGACTATCTAGCAGTACAATGGATTAAAGATTATACATTAGCTAGTTGTAAGTATATGTTAGGCGAAGCACGTTCAAAGTTTGCTACAATTGCAGGTCCACAAGGCGGCTCAACGCTTAATGGCGACACGCTAAAAGCAGAAGCACAGACTGAGATGGAAAAACTAGAAGTTGAAGTATCAATGGCAGTCGCCGGTGGCGTAGGCTACGGCTTTACAATCGGCTAAAAACTACCAAAGTTTACGCTAACATTCTACTCTTGTTGTAAATACAAGTACAGTAGGAGAAGCTAATGTGTTCACCGTATGTAAGAAAAGAAGCTAACAGATACTTTTGGTTAGTTAAAGGTCACCTAATTCCAAAACAAGAATCCGATGAAACTGTTGAAAGCTATTATACTAGTTACTTTAAACGACTGTGGAATAACGAGTCTCAATGCTTAGATATATACGAACGTGGATTCGAAGCAGCATACAAAATAAGAGAAGCAGAAATATTAGATGAAGAAGTAGCAACTGTTGCTGTACTAGGCGGACACTACGATTAACGGTTGACATCGCATAATTTTTAATGTATAATATATTTAAACATTAGGAGATTTAGATGAACAAACCCAAGTTATTAGTAATAGGTCATGGACGACATGGTAAAGATACTGTGTGTGAAATGCTACGTGACCATTACGGATACACTTTTGAAAGCAGTTCAAAGTTTTGTAGTCTACAATTTATATACAATGATCTAAAGGACAAGTATGGATACGTTAATGAGGAAGAGTGTTATGCTGACAGGCATAATCACAGAGCAGAATGGTATAATGCTATTTGTGATTATAATGTTCCTGATGCAGCGACTCTAGGCAGAGAGATGTTTGAAGCTTACGATATTTATTGTGGGCTACGCAACAAACGTGAATTCTTTGCAATGCAGAACACTGGCGTATTTGATTACTGTATTTGGGTTGATCGCAGTATACATCTAGAAGCTGAATCTACTGACTCGATGAGCTTAGAGCAATGGATGTCTAATTTTACAATTGACAATAACGGCACATTAGAAGAGTTAAAGTTTAATTTAGACCAGTTAATGAGTTATTTAGAAGTCAGGAGTTAAATCTCCCTGTTTCCAGCGTATGCCTTCTTTTTGAGTAATGCGCTGGCAGTTGGCACATATTGTCTTTAAATTATTAGGACGACAATTCTTTAAATCACCGTCGATATGAAACACATTAAACTGTTCTTCATGCTTTGACTTAAAACTACACTTTTCACAAACACTTTTCTTTTCATAGCCGCGCTGTTTCCAAATCGGTATCCCGTGTCCCACACCATTTCGTAAACACGTTTCACATAGTCTGCGATAGTAAGTTTTATTATTCTTTTTATAGTTTATTGCTGCTGGACGTTGGCCACATGTGCATAAAGGTCTCATACTGTATTTAGCTCACCTTTTCGATACCTTTTTCGTAGGCATTCGATAGGTGTTTTATTCCGAATGTAATAAATACTGTATAGAGAACACTAACATCCAACAGGAGAAACAACATGGCATTAGTATCACCAGGCGTAGAAGTCAACGTAATCGACGAAAGCTTCTATACACCAGCAGCCGCTGGAACGGTACCTATGATCTTTGTTGCTACAGCTAGTAATAAAACTAAAAGTAGTGGCACAGGAACAGCAACAGGTACAATAAAAGCAAATGCGGGCAAACCATATTTGATCACTAGTCAGCGCGAGCTTGGTGAGACATTTGGCGATCCGTTATTTTACAGTGACAGCAACGGCAATATGATCCACGGCGGAGAGCTTAATGAATACGGTTTACAAACTGCTTATTCTGCATTAGGCGTTTCGAATCGTGCATATGTTGTTCGTGCAGACCTAGACACATCAGAACTTACTGCAAGTGCAACAGCACCAGGCGGCGCACCAGCTAATGGCGCATATTGGTTTGATACTTCGACTAGTAACTACGGTATCCTACAATGGAATGGCGCAGGCGTTAACGTTGTAGGCGGTCAAACATTTACAGCTCAAACTCCAAGAGTACTTACAGAAACAACTGACTTAGTTGGTAACGTTGCAGGCGGCGTACCAAAAGCATCAATTGGTGCAATTGGCGATTATGCAATTGACGCAAACGACACAATGAACCGTTTGTATTACAAGACACCGGGCTACGGTACAACTGCTCAACGAGCAACTAACGCAGGTACTTGGGTAGAAGTAGGCAGCAACGCTTGGAAAGCAAGCCACGCAGCAACACGCGGCACAACAGTAAATCCAGATCTAACAGCAAACGGTGCAGGCAGTCATTCAATTACTATTAACACTACTGATGTTCCATTTACTGGGGCTGAAACAACTGTTGCACAATATGTTGCAATTGTTAACGCAGCAGGTATTGCAGGTGTAACAGCAGCACAAGTTGATGGTTCGATTGAATTTTATGCAGACGCTACTAGTGATAGTGACGGCGCAGGCGCTGGCACAGCAAATGGTAGAATTGCACTTGCAGACGGAACTGGCACAGCATTGTTAGCAGCGTTAGGACTAGTTGCAGGTACGTACAGTTCGGCTAGAATAGAAGCAGCAGCACACACAGCAGTTCCTGCATTTAAAACAGCAGATACAAGTTCAGCACCAACAGGAAGTGTTTGGATTA